ATGATCTGTGTGTCAACCCCAACAATCAAAGGCGAATCACGTATAGAAAGTGAATATGAAGATAGCACAATGGAAGAGTGGAACTTACCTTGCCCACATTGCGGAACACTTCAACCACTTACATGGAATCAAATACGATTTGAAGATGTAACAATGGAATGTGCTTATTGTAGAGCGCGCTCTATAGAATTTGAATGGAAGACTAATCAAGGATTATGGGTGGCTAAGTATCCAGAAAAACAGAAAAGAGGATTTCACTTAAATGAGTTAGCTTCACCATGGAAAAGATGGTCGGAGATTATTGAAGATTTTAAAAAGGCTAAGAAATCTACAGAAACCTATAAAGTATGGATAAATACAGCACTTGGAGAAAGTTGGGAAGAACGTGGTGACGCAGCGGACGATGAAGCACTTATAAAACGTCGTGAAAGATACGATTGCCAGGTGACAGATGACGTCTTAGTGTTAACCGCTGGAGTAGATACACAGGATGATCGGCTTGAAGTTGAGGTTGTAGGCTGGGGAGTTGGCAAAGAATCTTGGGGTATTGAATATAAGATTTTTTATGGAGACCCAAGTCAGCCTACTGTATGGAATCAGATGGATGAATATTTGAATCGCGAGTTTGAATTTAAGAATGGAGAAAGAATAAGAATATCTTGTACTTGTATAGATAGTGGAGGACATCATACCACAGATGTTTATAAGTTCTGTAAAACAAGGGAACACCGAAGAATATTTGCCATAAAAGGTAGGGGTGGGGACAGTATCCCACTTGTAGGAAAGGCAACTAGAAGTAATAGAGAAAAGGTTGCCTTATTTATTTTGGGGGTAGATGCTGGAAAAGAAACCTTACTCTCACGATTAAAATTAGAATTTGAAGGTGATGGTTATTGTCATTTTCCTATTGAAAGTACCAAAGGTTATGATGAAACTTATTTTAAAGGGCTTGTAAGTGAAAAAAGAATTATTAAATATGTTCATGGTAGGCCTAAAATAGAATGGTATAAGAAATCCGGTACACGAAATGAACCACTTGATCTTAGAAACTATGCCACAGCAGCGCTTGAAATATTAAATCCTAATCTTGATCTATTAAAAAGGCAATCAAGAAATGGAAATATATATACTCAGAATCAGGTTAATAGCAATAAATCAGTTGTTAAAAAGCGGAGAGTTATCTCAAAAGGTATATAAAGTTTGGAGTCTTATGATTTCAGGCTATTTTTTATGAGAATTCATTAAAAGGGAGTGGTTAAGATGGCTGCATGGACGCTAGAGCAAGCTAAACAACACTTGAATGCATGGATGGAAGCTGAACTTAAAGTTACAACAGGGCAGAGCTATACAATAGGAACTAGGCAATTAACTAGAGCCGGTTTAGGTGAGATAAGTGAAAAAATCAAGTTTTGGGCAAATGAAGTCCAAAAAATAGAAACACAACAAAAGAATAAGGGTACGAATAGGGTGTATAGAGTAGTCCCACGTGACTTGTAGGAGGTGCAAAGTGAATTTATTAGAAAAGACAATAGGAGTCATAGCCCCCCAAACAGCTTTAAAATGTCAGCATGCGAAGAGACAACTAGCCATACTGAATAGTGGCTACTCACATCATGGAGCAAGTAGGACTAAAAAGAGTTTGTTAGGCTGGGTGTTTGGCGGTGGAAGTCCAAGAGAGGACATTGATGATAACATCAAAGTCCTTAGAGAACGATCAAGAGACCTTTATATGGGAACACCTATAGCAACAGGCGCTTTAAAGACGCTTAGAACAAATGTAGTAGGTAGTGGCCTTAAGGTAAAACCATCATTAGACTATGAATTTCTAGGTATGACAGATGAAGAAGCTAGCAAGTGGGAAACAAATGTTGAAAGAGAATTTAATCTATGGGCTGAAAGTGTTAATTGTGACATGACAAGGCTAAATGACTTTTACGAACTGCAGCAATTAATATTTTTAAGTTGGATGATGAATGGTGATGCTTTTGCATTATTACCATACAACAAGAGACCTAACATGCCCTATGATTTAAGGATTCAATTAGTAGAAGCTGACAGAATATGTACACCTTATGAAATGAGCTGGAGAGACAATGTAAGTGGAGGCGTAGAAATTGATAATAATGGGGAGGTAGTAGCTTATCACATAGCACAATTTCATCCGTTATCAAGTAGACAAATTAAAAGAGAATGGATAAGAGTAGAAGCTTTTGGTAAATCAACAGGACGCCGCAATGTTATTCATATGATGGAGTGTGAACGTATTGACCAGCGCAGGGGTGTTCCTATTCTAGCGCCAGTTATTGAAAGCCTTAAACAATTAGGTCGCTATACTGATGCTGAATTAATGGCAGCTGTAGTAAGTGGCATGTTTACAGTATTCATTGAAACTGAAAATCCCAATGACGCTCCATTAGGAGAAATGATTGACGATGGACAAAGGGTTGATGATGGAGATGCTAACAGCTTAGAAATGGGTAATGGTGCGATAGTAGCACTAGCACCAGGAGAAAAGGCTAACACAGCTAATCCAAATAGGACTAATGCAGCATTTGATGGCTTTGTAAGTTCTGTATGCAGGCAAATAGGAGCAGCGTTAGAAATTCCTTCGGAATTACTATTAAAGCAGTTTACATCATCTTATTCAGCTAGTAGAGCAGCGCTCTTAGAGGCATGGAAGATGTTTAGAATGAGGAGAACATGGCTTGCAAATGATTTTTGCCAACCAATCTATAGTGAATGGCTTACAGAAGCAGTAGCAAAAGGGCGAATTTATGCACCAGGTTTTTTTGATAGTCCTATTATTCGCAAGGCTTATAGTCAAGCAGAGTGGAGCGGACCATCCCCGGGGCAATTAGATCCAGTTAGGGAAGCGAATGCAGCAGCCTTAAGAGTAGAAAATGGGTTTAGTACAAGAGCAAAAGAAACTGTAGAACTTACAGGCGGAGACTTTTATAAAAATCATAGACAAAGAGTTAAAGAAGAAAAGTTAAGAAAAGAAGGAGGCTTAATACCAGATGTCAAAGCAGGTCAAGTATTGGGAGTTCAAGAATAAAGTACCAACTAGTTTGGGACAAAATGAAGCGGATCTATACCTTTACATTGAAATAGCTTCATGGGGTGGAGGCTGTATGGCTCACTCAGCACAAAGTTTTAAAGCTGAATTAGACGCGCTAGGTGATATAGATGTACTAAATGTATATGTAAACAGTCCTGGTGGGGATTTCTTTGAGGCCTTAGCGATTATGAATATGCTAAAACGTGCAAAATGTAAGGTCAATGTAAACATTGATGCATTAGCAGCCAGTGCTGCAACAATAGTATGTATGGCTGGTGATAAAGTTGTAATGCCAGCTAATACAATGATGATGATACATAGAGCCATGACTGCAGCAAGTGGTAATACAGATGATATGCAAGAAGCTATTACAGTATTAGAGAAATGCAACCAATTAATTAAGCAAAGCTATTTAGATAAAGCTGGTGATAAGCTCGATGACGAGACTATTACAACTATAATGAGTAAGGATTCATGGTTAACAGCTCAGGAATGTTATGACTATGGCTTATGTGATGAAATATTACCAGCTAAGCAAGTTGCTGCTAAGTTTGACAGCAATATTTTAAATAGATACAAAGATGTACCTGAAAGTATTAAAGCAATGGTTAAGAATCAACCTACTGAAATGCCAGTAGTTGAGAATATAATTACTAATCTTGAGGAGGTAGAAGTTATGAATTTAGAAGAACTAAAGGCCAAACATCCTGACATTTACAATCAAGTAATTGCTGAAGGGATAAAAGCAGAAAGAGAAAGAATTAAGAACATCGAAGATTTAGCTATTCCAGGTAATGAGGAGATCATCAACAAAGCTAAGTTCGATACAGGGATAACAGTAGAAGCGGTTGCAGTCGAAATTATAAAGGCTCAAAAAACTAAAGGGCAAACCTTTATGAATGCAATGGAGCAAGATGCAGAAACATCAAATGTAGCGCTAGTAACAAACCAAGCATTACCTCAAAATCATGAGAGTGCAAAAGAAAAGAAAGTTAGTCGTTTAACAGCAGCCCTAAATTCAGATAAAAGGAGAGTGAATTAAGATGGGATTAGTAAACAATGA